GTGTCGTCTATGGCCTTCATTCAATCACTTCCGCACAGTCGGGGCACCGAACAGGTATCCCGTTTTCCGTTGCTATCCAATGCAGATTCGGACAACCGCATCTCATTGTCTCACTAACTTCCAATCGGCACAGTCACACGAACCCCAGTAATGCTTTGTTCCACGCCCATACTTGAGAACCTCTTCATTGCACTTTGAGCAAATCATTCAATCCTCACCATAGTCCCGGTAGCTCGTACTCTCCATTGCTCGACCTTGGCGACCCTTCGGAGGCAGTCAAGGTCAGTGCATTGGTATATCATCAGCCAGTTATTCTTTCCGCGAGTGGGGTTCCCACTATCGAAACGTGTTTCTTTTCCACATTCACAGATTGGTTCTTCATTCATCTTTATCACCTTTGGAGAGCCGGCGTTCAGTGTGGATGCACTCATTGTCCGACCCTCCACTTGAGGGGAGGGGCATAGAGTATATTATAGGGCCGGTTGTTGAAGTCGTGGCTTCTGGGGCTCTGCCCCTTCAGCAACACCCCCTCCCGCCGGCGATAACCAGCCCACCCCAGCCACCGGCTTTCAAGATTCTCTAGCATTTTGAGTGAATTCGGGTCGTGAAGGCAGGTTGATAGACGGTCGGCTCCTGGTTGATGGACATGGTAGATGAGATAACCCTGTTAATCGCCCTTGGAACGCTGAATTTGCTCGCTCTGGGAGGGCTTTCAATGTGGATTCGCAGAGAATTAGAGGATTCAATGGTTCAGCTGGACAATTCTCTTGCTCTAGCTCTGAAAAACACGATTGAGAACCTGACAGGTGAAGGCGTGGTCCCGTTTGAGGCTCCAAACCCGATTCAGGTAGCTATCGGGCAGCTTCTGATGTCGATGGCTCAACAGAAAATGAACACAGTCGGAGCCTCGGTTACGTCACGAGGCGCGGATGGGACTTTTTCTAAACTTGAGTGATATTTATTAGCGAGGTTTTGCTTCCCTTGCGATATGGCCCGACGCAAGAAGGCAACTCGACGCCGAAGAAAGCCGGCTCTGAATCTGTATGACATGGCGGTTGCGTATGGCAACCTGAACATCATAACGCAGGCCACTCTCGGCTCGGGACCGATAGAAGCCCTCAGTGGAGCCTACGACATCGGCTATACCCGAACGGTTGATGCGGGCCTTGGACGCGGTTCGCAGATGCTCGCTGTCACTGGCGCTTCTCAAATCAGCCTAGCCGACATCATGAACGCGCCCGCGATGTCCTTCGATGCCGTTATGGCAAATGCGAGAGCATCGGCCGTGCCCGCTGCGTTGGCGGCGATTTCTTTCAATATCGGAGCCTCGGTTTTCAAGAAAATAATGCGCAAGCCATTCAATCAAGCGAACAAGCTCATCAAGCCCCTTGGCCTCAATGTGAGGATTGGTTGAAATGGCAACGAATACAGTTGTCGGCATTCTCGTTTGCTCTGATGGGACCAATATCCCGTTGAAAACTGAAATTTTAGAAGGCACAGAAACCACTTGCACCACAGATACGGTCTATACATCAACAGCGCAGAACATCGGAGACTATGCGCAAGGAAAGACTGTCACTCACGGACTGATGCAGTTCGCAAACGGTTTCCAGTACGCATATATTCTCAGGCAGGGAGTCGTCGCAAGCGTCATTCCCTGTTGCGTGAACGGTGCCTCTACTGCAACCCCCCCTCTATGGGCTCCAATCACTCTAATGGCAGGCGATTTGCTTCGGGTTATGAACCAGACAGCTGCGGATAGAGGGGCCGCCCTCTGTTATGTGACTAACCGCGGTGTTCAAAGAATCGCGACTGTCACCGCTAGTGGAGGGGCCACCAATGCCCTCACCGATTTGCAGACAGGCAACTCAATTGGTGACACCGTCCAAGGCCAATCATTGGTCGCCGCTTGGTTCACTAGCGTTGACTCCGGCTTGATAGAGACTCCCGGCGCTGTTGTCGTTGACGCTCTTGGAAACGTCGTCGGCTCCGTGACCAATACCGACCCCGCAACTCAACAGGCGGTCTCTTCACCGTGCAGCATTCCCGTGAACTTGAACTTCGTCGCTCAATACTTGACTTCCGCCTGAGGTGCAGGGCTATGGCGAAGGTCACAAAAACTCAAGCACGGCGACTCATGAAGTCGATAGTGAGTAAATCAAAGAAACTGTGGACATCCGGAAGCGCATATACCACCTTTGAAAGTTATCTCGCCACTAAGGACTTTATCGCCATTGAGAAAATTATGAGCCGAAGTTTGAAGCGGTTGAAGTGATAGGATGCCGCTTCCAGATGCCCCGGCGCACTCGCCAAGAGTATACAAACTGCTCAAGAACACGACGCTTGAGAACCTCACGAACGCCGATATCACTTCCGTTGCCGACCCCATCAGTATTGAAATGCTGAATGAAGATGAACTTCGCAGATTACTTTTGGTTCAACTCGCGCGCCTGTCAGTGAAATCCGACTGGTCAGGACTCCTAGGGTGATTGAATGCCGCTTCCAGACGCCTCTAAGAAGTCGCCAAGGGTCTATACCCTGCTTCAGAACACTGATTTAGACTCTGTGACGTTCGATACGGTGCAAGCTGTAGGCAATCCGATAGCGATTGAAGAGATGAATGAAGATGAAATGAGAAGATTAGTCCTTGTGAATCTGTGCAGATTAGTCGTTTCCGGTGAATGGACGGGGCTCCTAGAGGCCGGTGGAGGGGGTGGAGCGGTCCTAGGCGTGGGTGCTGGAGTCAAGACTGGCGCCGTCTATAGTTCGTTGACGAAGCAAGCACCGTTCGGGAGAGGTTCCCCAGACACAACGATGACTTGGAACCTCGACCCTGCTCAGTATTTCCCCTTCATCGCCCCAGTAACAGCAACGATTGACTCGGTTATCCTGAGTGTCACCGTGGCCACGGCTAGTGCTGACATGCTGATGTGTGTCTACAACTCCGATGAGGACACCGGAGCGCCAACCACGCAACTCTCTGATGAAGCGACCGTTGAGTGTAGTTCAACCGGCTACATCGAGGTTGACTTTAGCAGTCCACCTGATTTAGAAGTCGGAAAACTCTATTTCTTCGGTATGGCTAGAACTGCGGCCGCAAACATTTCCTTTACAGCCCATCTAACTGAGAATGAGACTAACTTCGGCGGCCAAGAATACTCCAGTGATGCCAATCGAAACGCGCTGACTGAAACCGGCGTTGATAACTCACTCCCGGCTACTGCAACAGCGGCCAACATCCTAGGCGCGAATGTCGCCTGCCCTCTCATTATGGTGAAATGGAGTACGACATGAAGGTTCAACGAAGAATGATTCACATCGACACGGACGGCACCAAGACCGTCACCTATCGTGAAGTGACTTGGGAAGAGGTGCGACATAACCGAGATGTCGAACTCGCCCAGAGTGACTGGCGCGCTATGAAGGACAGAATACTCTCGACAGAGTGGAAGGATTACCGCGCAGCTCTGCGAGAACTTCCCCAAGTGCATGACAACGCCGACGACGCCGCGGACAACTGGCCGGTGATGCCACAAGGCCAAGGAGATGCTCACGAATTATGGGGCTAGTTTTCTTCTCGGCTGGATTCTCGGTGCTGGACTCGGGCAGACATTGTGGGACTCCATAACCGGGGTGCTTTGATGGCGAAAAAACCGAGCGACCAAGTTTTTGAACTAAGATTTTCACTCCAAGATTATGAAAGAGATATGTTCAGTTCGGCAATCGGCGCCTATCAAATGAATCGTTTGGTCACTCCAATCATAACTCTCATGAATGATGTGACAGGGATGATTGTCTTCCTTACGCTTCTCGCTTCTCTGGGGGTCACTGGCGTGGCGTTCACCTTCCTGTTGACCAACATCGACAAAGAGGACGTGGGAGCCATCCTAGATGCCTTCCTGAGCCAGCGTGACCAAGCCGCGGTAATCACCGGAGCAACTCTTGTCACACGCGGGCCGCTCTTCGGATTGATTGACATACTAGAGCGGGCCTTCGGGACCAACCTCCCCGACTTCGGCGGCGGTTATGAGCCGGAATAATTGATTTAACCCCTCAAGAACCATGAAGATGATGCCAAAGAGTGGGGGGTAACGGCTACGTTTTGGGGCCATCGGTCCCGAATAGACGTACTTCACGCATGGAATCGGACTCCGGGGGTTCTTCGCCGTTAGCAACGGCTAGAATATGATTCTGAAGGTGTCTGATGGTCTTCTCCGACTGTCTCAACCGCGCAGCTAATCCGAC